AAAAGAAACAAGCTCTTCAGAAAAACTTCACCATGCAGACAGAAGGTTTTGATGATGACACAAAACTAAAAGTCTTTAAAGAAGAACAAAAACAGCGTGACAAAAAAGCCGAAGGTGGTTCACTAATGGTTCCTCCAGAAATGGAAATGGAAGAAGAAGAAATTCCTGCAGACACCTACGACAATATCCCTGAAGATGAAATGGCAGAAGCAGAAGCCTCTCAGAAGCCAGACGATATGATGCAAGAAGATTACATGAGTTATATATTAACAGAATCTTTAGATGCTGAAGAACAACAGTATCTTACACAAGTTTTGGAAGGAGATGAACAACTTAGTGCTATTTTAGACAAGGTGTTGATGACTGCTTCCGAATTCTCTGGGGCTGGTCCAGTTGAAGGCCCCGGAACAGGTGTATCAGACTCGATACCCGCCAGACTTTCTGACGGTGAGTTTGTTATGACAAAGAAGGCCACGGATCAAATCGGTGCTGATCAACTTCAAACAATGATGGACGAAGCTGAGAAAGCATATGATGGTGGTTTAATGAAACGTAAAGCTATGGGCGGGCTTCTAAGTAACCCTAATAACCTTCAAGATGAAGAAATCAAGAAGGGTATGATGAGTGCTAATCAAATGCCTAGTCTAAGAGCTTATTAAGAAAATTTAATATACGGCTACCTTGTAGTACAAGCCCCAATTCTTCAGAAGACGTTTTGATTTGGCTACCTTGAAAACCAAGCCCCGTAAAAGGAGAGTAACATGTCTAACCCAGCAGTCGAGGAAAAACAATCCAACCCCTACAATATGAAGAAAGAATGGCATACGCCAGATGCTCCTCATAGAAGTAGCGCCGATAGTTTGTACCTCGAAGATTCAGAAAGTAATCAGGCTACCCCGAAAAAGGCCCCTGAACAAGCAGCTACTGAATCACAATCAAATTATAAAAAACGATACGATGATCTTAAGAAACATTACGATAATAAACTTTCTGAGTTCAAGCAACGAGAACAGCAACTATTAGCGGAGTCACGGGTTCAGTCTCAACAAGAATACCGCACCCCTAAGAACACTGAAGATCTTGCAAGGTTTAGAGAGAGTTATCCTGACTTGTATGACACTGTAGAAACTGTTGCACATATGCGCAGTGAAGAACAGATACAAGGATTGAGGCAGCAGTTGTCTTCTATTGAACAGCGAGAAGCTGAGATCATGCGAAGAGAAGCTGAGAACACATTGAAAAGCCGTCACCCTGATTTTGAAGACATTAGGGGTGATGAGAACTTTCATGCGTGGGCTAAGCAACAACCGCGTCAGATTCAGGATTGGGTCTATAATAACCCAAACGATGCTTCTTTAGCTTCTAAAGCTATTGATATTTATAAGTTGGAAAATGGGAAGGGACAGCGGTCTAAATCTAAGAGTTCAGCCGCTGATATGGTATCTACAAAAACAACAAGAGTAGATCCCGGCCAGCAAAAGATTTGGACTGAAACAGAAATCGCTAAGATGTCTCTGGATCAGTTTGATAAGCATGAAGATGCAATTCGTCAAGCTATGATAGAAGGCAGAGTAGTGAAATAACTTTATCTTTTATTGGAGTAATATAGTATGGCTTTTAACCAATCAGATCAGTATTTTGAACAAGCAACAGACACAAATGGTAACTTTGGTAACTCAGTAGCAGGTCAAACCAATTCTTTTTTCCTGCCCAAAGTATACTCCAAGCAAGTACTTAACTTTTTCCGTAAGGCTTCTGTAGTAGAAGCTATCACTAACACCGACTATGCTGGCGAGATTGCAGCTTATGGTGATAGTGTACGGATTATTAAAGAGCCTACGATCTCTGTTTATCAGTATGAGCGTGGCGCTGATGTAACTAAGACTGCTTTGACCGACCAAGAAGTTACTTTGATTGTTGATGTTGCTAATGCTTTCAAATTTATTGTTGATGATATTGAAACAAATATGTCACACGTTAACTTCCGTGATGTCGCTACCTCATCTGCTGCTTATGCCCTGCGTGATGCTTTCGATGCTGGTGTGCTGGCTTCAATGTTTGCTGGTGTATCTTCCTCAGCTCCAGACCATATCATTGGTGCTGATGCTGCTGCTGGTACTGCTGGCGTTAACGAAACCACTGCATCTATCGACCTGATTGATGTTGCTGACCCTCTGGATGTAATGGCTCGTATGGCTCGTCTGCTTGATGACCAGAACATTCCTGAAGAAGGCCGTTGGTTTGTAGCCTCACCTGCTTTCTATGAGGCTCTGTCACAGTCTAGCTCTAAGTTGTTGTCTGTTGATTACAACGCTGGTCAAGGTTCCATCCGTAATGGTCTGGTATCCTCAGGCAAGCTGCGTGGCTTCAACATGTACAAGTCTAATAACATTGCTGCTACCTCTACGGCAACTGGTAAATGTTTGGCTGGTCACATGTCCTCTACTGCAACTGCACAAACAATCACAAGCACTGAAGTCATTCGTGACCCCAGCAGCTTTGGTGATATTGTACGTGGTCTGCATGTTTATGGTGCGAAAGTACTGCGACCAGAAGCTCTGGTATCTGCTTTCTTTACCATTGACTAAATGAGTTTGGGGGTGTAAAAGCCCCCATTCTTTTAAAAAGGAAATCACAATGCCACAGATAGGTTCAGATAATAACCCAGTATATTTTAGAAAGACTTTTGCAGGTAAAGGTAGTACTTTCCGTAAGAATATGGATATGAAAAAATATAAAGAAAACTTTGATAAGATTTTTAATAAGCCTCCTGAACCTGATAGTGAGATTGAAACAGCTCGCGCTAAGAGTAAAACTTTTTCAATGGAGCAAGATTGATATGACTACAAAATTCACAGATTCTAATAATGCTAGATTAACTGGCGATATGTATAGTAAGAAAAATAAAGTTACTAATACTCCAGCTATGCCTAATATAAATAAGTGGGAACAGCAGATAAATAATTCAACTAATAAAATTATTAGTAATGCAAAGAAGAGTGTTATTGCAGATGCCGGTAAGAAAATATTTTCTAATATATCTAAAACTTTTGAATAGCTTAGTTCTAATGGAGCAAGATTGATATGATGATGATGATGATGGAAGAGATGACAACAGTAGTAGAAGCAGAAAAAGTTCCAGACGGTATTAAAAAGTATTCTTCTATTAAAGAGCTTGAGAATTGTTTCCATAACTCGCGTGAAAAGCAAGAACATAAGTTTGCTTGTGATCAACGAATGAAGAACTATGGCTACTAATTATCTTTCTTTAACTAATGAGCTGATAAGGGAACTCAATGAAGTTCCTTTAACAGCTTCTTCTTTTGCTGCGGCTAAAGGAATTCAGCAGCATATAAAAGATTCTGTTAATAAAGCTTACTTGGATATTGTTTTAGAAGAACCTAAATGGCCTTTCTTGTCTGTAGCCATTAGCGGTGTTACTAATCCTATGTACGGTAATGTAGTTATAGATGCTGTAGTAGGACAACGATGGTATCTTATTAAAGAAGATAGTGCAAACATTACAACAGACTATGGTGATGTGGACTGGGAAAATTTCTTGTTAACCACTGTAGGTGTGGCAGGAGAAACAGCTCCTTATGTGGCAGATAACCTACGCTTCACAACTATTGAAGAGTGGAAAGATTACTTTAGGCTCCAGCAAAACTTAGATGAAGCTGATACCGCAAAATATGGAGTACCTAATCGTATAATTAGGAGCATGGATGGCCGTAGCTTTGGCCTAAGCCCTATCCCAGATAAGGCCTATAAGATATGGTTCTTTGCTTTTGTAGCCCCTACAGAGCTTGTAGAGTACTCTGATAACATTATATTCCCTGATGTCTTTAAAACAGTGTTGCTTGCTCGCGCACGTTATTATATTCATCAGTTTAAAGAAAACCCACAGGCAGCTTCTTTTGCTTTAGATGATTACAAACATGGTATTAAACTTATGAAACTGCGGCTGATGTCTCCGGCTCCTGATTATTTTAAAGATGACAGAGTGAGATTTGTTTAATGTCACAACCTTTTGGTGTCTCCTGTAAAGGCGGTTTAAATACTAATCTTAATCAACTAGAGATGCTGGCGCAGCCGGGCCTTGCTATAATTTTAAGAAACTTTGAAGTAGATCCTGATGGAGGCTATCGAAGAGTTAATGGCTTTACACCTTATGGTACTACGCGCCCTGCTGGTGATACACCTATTCTAGGCGTTTATCCGTATGGTTTAGGGGTTGTTGTATGTGCTAGTACTAATGTTTATTACACTGATAATGGCACCACATGGATACAGGTTAATAAAGATACAGGGCACAATGGTGTAATAGAATCAGTATTATTAGGCGAGACTGTTTTACCACGAGTTAATCAAGGCCAAGCACAGTTCTCTTTAATGTCTGCACCTACTGGACATACAGCCACTGTTTATGGATCTTTAACAATAGCTACAGGGCCAAACAAGATGGCTCACTTTCATATCAACGGTACAGGTGCAACAAGAACATTCCATTACGAAGAGATATCAACGCCAGCAGCTGGTAAATATGTTGAACTTCAGAACCGTCACCTATGTGTAGTAGATGCCACAAATGCACCGTCAACTGTTTATTATAGTAGGATAAATGATGATAGAGATTTTACAGGTTTAGGGTCTGGTGCTATTGTTATTAATGATAGGATTGTAGGTATTAAGAGTTTTCGAGACTCTTTATATGTCTTTTGTAAAAATACTATCCACCGTATAGATAATATTAATGATGATGCAAATATAAGAGTTGTTCAAGTTACAAATAACGTAGGTTGTCTAAGCGGCTACAGTATTCAAGAAGTAGGCGGTGACTTAGTGTTTTTAGCACCTGACGGGATTCGTACTATTGCAGGTACAGATAGGATCTCTGACGTAGAGTTAAGTTCAGTAAGCCGCCAGATACAGAGCGTTATTAGTGACCTAGCTAACTCTATTGATTTCTATACTATCTCAAGTACTGTCTTAAGAAAGAAGTCACAGTACAGGTTGTTTTATAGCGGTGCTGCTGAAAGCACTTTAAACTCTAAAGGGATTATAGGAACCTTAACTCCTAATGGCTTTGAGTGGTCTGAAACTGTAGGTATACAGGCTAGGGGTTTAACATCTGCTTATGATTCAGCTCGTGTTGAGTATACTTATCATGGTGATAAAAATGGTTACATTTATATTCATGATACAGGTAATTCTTTTAACGGTTCAAATATTAATGCAATTTACCAAACACCTAACTATGATTTCGGGGACATAGGAACTCGAAAGACTTTAAAATATGCTCGTATTTCTTTTAGCCCTGAGGGTTTAGCACAGCCTTCTTTAAGGGTTCGATATGATTACGAAGACCCCGAAGTAATTCAACCAGATAATTATACCTTAGATTCGATACCAGCACCTGCTACGTTTGGCGTGGCTGTGTTTGGTGCTGCTACCTTTGGAGCTACTAATGATCCAATGGTTAGGCAAGTAATAGAAGGTAGTGGCAATACATGCAGCTTTAAAATCACAAGTGATGATCAATCATCCCCATACTCTATCAATGGTTTTTACATTGATTATGTACCATCAGGTAGGAGATAACAAAACATGGCACAGACATATACGCGGCAAAGTACCTTAACTGATGGGGATACTATCACAGCCTCTCTTTTTAATAATGAATATAATCAAATTGTAAATGCTTTTGCTTATTCTTCAACTGATGTAGCTGTAACAGGTCATAGGCATGATGGATCTTCTGCTCAAGGTGGTAATATTCCTATCATCGGTGATCTTAATTTCTTTAATAAGATTGTAGTAGATGGAACTAATAACCGTTGGGGGATCTTTGTAGAGGTTGCTGGAGGTCCTGTAGAACAAGTACGTATTCAGGATGGCGCTATAGTTCCTGTAACAACTAATGATATTGATCTAGGTACTGCGGCCCTTCAGTTTAAAGATATCTTTATTGATGGCACTGCAAATATTGATAGCTTGGTGCTTTCTAGCGGCTCAACAGTTACTACTATTCT